TTTTTAAATGAAAAAAATAATAGTTACAGGAGTTACAGGTCAAGATGGCAGCAACATGGTTGATTACCTGTTAGAAAATACAGAACACACCATAATAGGTGGAGTTAGAAGACTAAGTGTTAAAAACCACGACAATATTCAACACTTATTAAATAATCCAAGATTTTTTTTAATTGATTTAGACGTTACTGATCCACAAAATGTAGACAGAGTAATAGAAGAACACAAACCTTACTATTTTATAAATTTTGCTGCGAATTCATTTGTAGGAACAAGCTGGAAAATGCCAACCCAGCATATGGAAACAAATGCACTGGCTGTTCTGCACCAACTTGAAGCCATAAAAAGACACTGTCCAGAGTGTAGATATTACAACGCGGGTTCTTCTGAAGAATTTGGGGACGTTATAACTGAACCGCAAACAGAAGAACACCCCCTCAGACCAAGAAGTCCATATGGCGCTTCAAAATGCTCTGCTAGACATCTTGTGAAAGTTTATAGAGACTCTTATGGCTTGTATGCAATCCAAGGATGGCTGTTCAACCACGAAGGCATTCGTAGAGGATCAGAGTTTGTTACAAGAAAGATTACTCAAAATGTTGCACGTATTGCTGATGAGTATGCCGATAAAAAAAGTTTTCAGCCTTTAAGGTTAGGTAATGTAGACTCAAAAAGAGATTGGAGTGATTCTGAAGATTTTATGGATGGTATATGGAGGATGTTAAACCAAGAAAAGTATTGGACTAATGTTTGGAGAAAAACGCCCGATGATTATGTGCTTTCTTCTAACGAGACGCATACTATTAGAGAATTTGTGGAAGAGGCTTTTAATGTAGCTGGATTTCATAGATCAATGTGCAGATGGGAAGGAGAAGGAGAAGATACTAAATATTTTCATGGTGAGGACTTATTAATGGAGGTTGACCCTCAATTTTATAGACCAGCAGAAGTTGATTTATTATGGGGCGATTCTAGCAGGGCTAGAGATGAGCTTGGGTGGAAGCCTAAAACTAGTTTCTCAGGGTTAGTTAAAAAAATGGTTGATAATGATTTAAAAATACTACAAGGTTACAGTTGCCCTTAAAAAAAATAGAAATAATAGAGAAGTTGATAGAAGTTCCTGAAAAAAGTCCACCAGCTTTTTTTAAGAAACAAATGAAGATGTTGAATACTTTGTGCGAAAGGTATTCGATAGAATTTATGTCTGTGGTATCATTTAACAAAAAATTTGATTCCCTAGAGGTTTTAGTAAGTCCTGCTCTAAAATCAACCCTTGATAAAAAATTCAAAGCTTTTAATTTTAAAGTTGACTTTTCTAAATACCCAAAGTATAATATCGGGCGGAAGTCAGGTAAAGACGCAAACATTATTAAACGTAAAAAAAGTATAAAGGATTTTTTAGATGAGTGAAAGACCACCAGAAGACATATTAAACAACTTTTTGAAAGCAAACAAAAACGATCATTATAATTTTGAAGAGGAAGAAAACTATAAAGTTTCTAGTGGGTCTTTGCAATTTGATTTACAACTAGAGGGAGGTTTTGGTCCTGGGTTACATAGGTTTACAGGCATGAATGAAGGAGGTAAAACCTCTGAAGCGTTACAAGTAATGAAAAACTTTTTAGAAACCATACCAAATTCGAGAGGTTTCTACATAAAGGCTGAAGGAAGACTTTCTCCAGAAATGAAAAAAAGATCAGGAGTAGATTTTGTGCATACTCATGATGAATGGGAAGATGGAAAATGTTTTGTTTTAGAAAGTAATATCTATGAATCAGTGGTCGAGATAATGACCCAACTAGTTGACAATAACGAAAAGAAAACAAAGTTTTGTTTTATCTTAGACTCTGTTGATGGGTTGATCCTTAAAAACGATATGGCCAAAGGGTATGAAGATTCTACAAAAGTTGCAGGAGGAGCAAATGTAGCTTCTACCTTTATGAAAAAAATATCTATTAAGCTGGCAAAAAGAGGCCATATGGCTATTTTCATCTCTCAAGTAAGAGCAGATATAAAGCTAGACCCTTATACAAAAGCGCCAGTTAGACAAACCACCGCAACAGGCGGAAATGCTTTATTGCACTTTGCAAACTGGATTATTGAATATGAGCCAAGATTTACAGGAGATCAAATCTTACAAGACCCAAGCAATAAGAAAGCTGACCCCAAAACAAACCCTATAATTGGAGTTTATGCTAAAGCTACTGTAAAAAAATCTCCAAATGAAAAAACTAACACAACGCTTAGTTATCCAATCAGGTATGGCCGCACAGGAGGAACTTCTATTTGGATAGAAAAAGAAATAGTTGATTTACTAGAAGCTTACTCATTTATTAAAAAGAGCGGCGCTTGGATTAGCATAACCGATGACTTTAAAGAACTTCTCGCAGAAACATCTTTTGAATTTCCCGATAAAATTCAAGGAATGAACAACCTCTTCAAGCATATTGAAAGTGATCGCGAGTTGACAAATTATCTTTTTGAATATTTTAAAAAGGACATCGCAGAGTTAGCTCTAGAATAAGTTGATGAAGTTTGTTGATTTATATGGCAAAACAAGAAACTTAAAAAACGCAAAAAAATATTTAATAGATTGGAACAAGCCAAGCAGAAGTAAATTCCAAACTCAAGTAAAAAAATTTTTGTGGGACTACTGGCAACACGATGTTGTCTTTGAAGAGTTTAGAGTTGTAGGAACTAGATTGTCTTTAGATTTTTACAACGCTAATAAAAAAGTTGCGATAGAAGTACAGGGAGCGCAACATACTAAATATGTTAAGTTTTTTCACAAAAACATGTTTAAATATTCAGATCAGTTAAAACGAGATGAAAAAAAATTGCAATTCTGCGAACTTAATAAAATAAAACTTGCAGAAGTTTATCCACAAGATAAAATAACAGCGTCACTGTTTGACGACCAAGATATATATTTATGAATCAAGAAGATGCCGACCAAGAATTTTCGATACCATCTGAGATGGTTGATAAGCTTTATGAGCTATCTGGAGGTGTAGATAAATACAAAGGTATAATAATGGCTGTATCTACAGATGCTGGCCGCCCTTTAATTTATCAAAGATTTGATTGCGGAATGACTGAACTTGGATTAATTAAAGCTTTAGAGGATTTTTTAGCAAGAGATAGCTCTGAAATAAGAAAAGAAGACGACCAAGAAGAAGAGTGATTTATTGTTACGAGCTAGAAAAACAATTATTAGCAGGACTGTTAAAAGACCCAGAATCTTTAACAGAGATTTCTAGTTTTATAAGCACCTCAGATTTTTACTCAGAATCAACGTCTTTAAATTCTACGATATTTAGAATTATTGAACAGGCTATAAATGCTAATGATGAAATAGATGAGATCATCATAGCGCAAAGGGTAAATCAATTAGGCTTATCTTTCGAAGATAATTTAAACCCAGCTGATTATATAAAGTCTTTAGCTTTAAGAAAAGTCCCAAGCGGAAATATACTGAAAACAGCCAAAGAATTAAAAAAATTTTCAATAAGAAGAGAGATATTTCATTCTGCTCAAGATATTTCTAAAAGAATGAAGTCGATATCCGCTGAGTCTTCATATCAGGATATAATACAAGCCGCTGATTCAATATACAATTCTAGAATAAATTTATATGAGCTAGGCAGTGACGTTCCTCAAAATATTTATGAAGAGATGGAGGAGCTGGTCGAATACAGAGGCGATAATCCTCTTATTGAATTTGGCATGATGGGGCCACACCCAAAGCTAAATGACATGTATGGGTCACTTTTGAGACCTGGAAATATCACAGTTGTAGTTGCTAGATCAGGTGTTGGTAAAACACAATTCTGCATGGATTACTCCACTAAAGTGAGCATGAAATACAATGTTCCTGTTTTACATTTCGATAACGGAGAAATGAGCAAAGAAGAGCTTGTCATGAGGCAGTGTGCAGCATTAAGCGGAGTACCAATGCATTTGTTAGAAAGCGGAAAGTGGAGGCAAGCTGGAAAGACTGTTGTAGATAAAGTCAGAGCCGTGTGGCCTAAAATAAAGAACTTGAAATTTTATTACTATAATGTAGGAGGTACAGATGTCGATTCAATGATAAGCTCTTTAAAAAGATTTTATTATTCAAAAGTCGGCAGAGGAAACAAAATGGTGTTTTCTTTTGATTATATTAAAACAAGCTCAGAAAGAATGAACAACAAGTCAGAATGGCAAGTTGTTGGCGAAATGGTAGATAAGTTTAAAAAATGTGTCCAGAAAGAAATATTGCACGATGGAGAACCTATTATACCAATGATAACCTCTGTTCAATCAAATAGATATGGAATAACAAACAATAGAAACAGAGAAAACATAGTAGACGATGAATCTATAGTATCTTTATCTGACAGAATAACTCAGTTTTGTTCACATATGTTTATTTTGAGAAGTAAAACCGCTGATGAAATAGAGTTAGAGGGAGAAAGATTTGGCACACATAAGCTTATCAATGTAAAATCTAGACACCTTGGGAATGATATAGCTGGAGCTGTTGAACCAGTAAGAATTAACGATGCTTTAAGAAAAAATTCAATAAATTTAGATTTTAATAATTTTAATATTACAGAAAGAGGAGATTTAAGAGATGTAGCTAATATGTTGAATGGAGATCATGAATTAGATACAGAAGGCAGCAACGAAGACATAGTCCCTAACTTTAGTGAACTCGGAAGATTTTAGAACAATATTAGAATCAATGGGCTACAGTTTGATTGACTGTAGGGATCATTGGAGGGCGCAAGCTTTATATAGAGATGGAGACAACAAAACTGCTCTTAAAATATATAAAGATACTGGGGTTTGGATGGATTTTGTTGTAAACAAAGGTTGTAAACCCTTTAATGCATTAGTAAAAGAAACCCTTAAATCTGATGATCCAAACTTAAGTAAAATACTAAGTAAAATAAAAAACTCTGATTCTCCAACTGTATATGAGAAAAAAGATACAATAGAAATGGAAAAAATTTACCCAAATGAATCATTAGATAAACTTTTTCCAAATTACAGCTTTTATAAGAAAAAACTAATTTCTGAAGAAACTCAAAAGAAGTTTCAAGTGGGATTAGCTGGCGTTGGTAAAATGTACAGAAGAATGGTTTTCCCCATACTAAATGAGCATCAACAAATTATTGGATTTTCTGGCAGAAAGGTTGACAAAGATAATAATTTTCCTAAATGGAAACACATTGGAAGAAGAAATAATTGGGTTTACCCAGCTTACAACGAAGCAACAGGTGTAAGAGGAGAAATACAAAACAAAAAAGAAGTTATTTTAGTAGAAAGTATAGGTGATGCATTGGCCCTTTATGAACAAAATATTAAGAACGTGTTGGTCATTTTTGGTCTTCACGTTAACGCTAATATTATTAATTTTCTTAACAGTAGCGAAATTAACAATATCTATATTTGTACTAACAATGATGCTAATAGCTCAGAAAATAGAGGATTTGTCGCAGCGATAAAAAACTATTTAAAATTGTCCTGTTATTTTGATTTAAATATTATTAGTATAAAATTTCCACCAAAGCCATATAATGATTTTGGTGACGCTCATTTAGCAAGCTGCAATTTACAGGATTGGCAAAGTCAATCTATAGACCAAGATAAACAAATATCTTACATTTGCAATTTCGTTAAAAACAACTCCTCAAGCTTCACTAAAAAAGAATTAAAAACTTCGTTAGTGATTAGCAATGAGCAGTGATCCACAGACACCTTTATCAGCCAGCAGAATAAAAACTGCTCAATCTTGCTCTTGGCTATATTGGTCTAAATACAAACTACATTTACCCGACAGAAGTAATGATGGTGCAAAGAGGGGATCTATATGTCATTTAATCTTTGAGGTTTTAGGAGAAAAGCGCAGGAAAAAATACTTTAATAAAATAATAAAAACACAAGATGTTTTTTGTGTTCCATCTATAAAAAGATTAATTCTAAAACACGCTGTCAAATATGAGGTTGATGACGAAGAGAATTTAGAGATGATCAAAGACATGATATTCAATGGCTTAACCTATGATTTTTTTGGCGCAGATACAGGTAGGCCCACTGAAGAATATTCTGAAAAAGATTTCGATATAATTAAAAATGACGGAACTATAAAATATAAAATCAGAGGATTTATAGATAAACTGTTCTTATATAAAAAAAATAAATATGCTTTAATAAGAGATTTTAAAACAAGTAAGTCTGTATTTAAAGGTAAAGACGCCACTGATAACCTACAAGATCTAATGTACAGTTTGGCAGTGAAAAACTTATTCCCAGAATATTCAACAAGAGTAAGTGAATTTCTTTTTCTAAAGTTCGACCTGGAAGAAAACTCTTCCAACTCTGGCATCATGAGAATGAAACCTTTAGATGAAGACGAGTTACTTTGCTTCGAGATGCAGTTATCTGAAATACAAAAATATTTAGATAATTTTAGCGAAAAACATGCTCGTGGAAATATGGCTGCTTACAAAGATTTTCCAACTGATGGATCGTTCAGTGGTAGGCTTTTATGTGGTTTCGCCAAAGAAAAAGGTGAATTAAAATTAGACGGTAATCCCAAATGGCACTGTCCGATGAAGTTTGACTTTTTCTACTATCAAATTTTTGATGCAGATAAAAATGT